GGGCGCCCAGCTGGTTCTGCTGCCGGGCTGTCAGCCGATGCCCAGGCGCGTGCCGCTGATGGTCACCACCTGCGTCGGCGTCGTGAAGGCCGTGCTGGGGATCAGGGCGCCCTGGATCATCACGCCGCTGCAGCTCTACCGCTACCTGACGAGGTGAGCCATGGGCCTGTTCAAGGATATGTTTTCGAGCCCGAAGCTGCCCAAGGTGCAGCCGCTGCCGGCCCCGGTCGAGGATCAGAGCGAGGTCATCTCCCAGGCGCAGCGTGACGCCATCAAGGGGGCCCGGATGCGGCTGGGCTCGCTGGCCATGGTCTATAGCGGCGGCGGCGCTGCCAGGGGTGTCACCGGCACGCCCAGGACGGCCGCCGGCGGCCTGACGGGACAGTGAGATGCCTGACAAGAACGCCGAAGCCAAGCTGCGCGCCTGGGACACCTGCAAATCCAACCGGCAGACGCTGGACACGGTGTGGGAGCAGCTGGCGCAGGTCTATCGGCCGCAGCGCGAGGGCTTCACCAGCCAGCAGGCCCAGGGCGCCTCGCGGATGACCCAGGTCTACGACGGCCGCCAGATGGAGGACGTCAATCAGCTGGCCAACAGCATTGAGAGCATGCTGGTGCCGGCGTCGGAGAAATGGATCGAGATCGGCACCGAGGAGCGGATCGAGACCAGCGACGACGAGGCGGCGCAGTGGCTGGCCGACAGCACCGACAAGCTGGTCAACCGCATGTACGACCCGAGGGCCGGGCTGCAGAAGGCCCACCCGCAGGTGTTCACCGACCTCGTGACCTTCGGTGCGGCACCGATGCGCGCCGGCCAGCGCAGTGACTTCTCGGCTTTCCTGTTCCGGTCGAGCCACCTGCGCGACGTGCACTGGTATGCCGACGAGGCCGGCCTGCCCGAGAAGGTCTACAACAAGCTGACGCTGCGCCTGGAACAGGTGCAGCAGAAGATGGGCAGCTGGCGCAACGGCGTCTCCCCGGCAACCCAGAAGCTGATGCGCGACGACAAGAACAAGGACGCCAAGATCGACTTCCTGGAGGTCATCGAGCCGCGCTACGAGCGCAACCCCAATAGTGCACACGCGCTCGACATGCCGTTCGCCAGCTGGATCATCGAGATCAAGGCCCAGTTCACCTGCGACCAGGGTGGCGAGCACGAGCAGCCCTGGATCATCCCGATGTGGGAGGTGCTCGACCAGGGGAATGACATCTGGTCGCCAGGGCGCCGTGGCCTGCCCGACGTCATGCAGCTGCAGCAGATGGCCAGGACCGTGCTGCGCGCCGGCCAGCGGGTGGTGGATCCGCCGCTGATGACCGTGGGCGGGGCATTCAGCAAGCTGAATTTGACGCCGGGCTTCGTGAATTACTTCGATCCGAGCGTGGTGGCCAAGCTGCCGGGCCTCGCCAAGCTGGTGCAGCCGCTCGAGCTCGCCGGCAACCTGCAGCTGGGCTTCGAGATGCAGGCTGAGCAGCGCAAATTGATCGACGAGATCTTCCTACGCTCGGTGCTGCGGCTGCCCGACAAGAGCAACATGACCGCGACCGAGATCATGCGGCTGAACCAGGATCTCGTCAGGCTCACCGACAGCCCGTTCGGCCGCCTCGACACCGATTATGTGCAGCCGCTCGTTGAGCGCTGCTTCAACATCATGCTGCGCGAGAGCGCTCTGGCGCGGTTCCAGCGGCCGAAGAGCCCGTTCCTGCCGATCCCCGAGGCGCTGAGCGGGGCCAAGATCAAGTTCGCCTTCCTGAACCCGATCACGCGCGCCAGGAAGGTGGCCGAGACGGCGCAGCTGGTGACGTTCCTCGAGAGCCTGCTGCCGGTGCTGCAGGTCAAGCCCGAGATCCTCGACAATATCGACATCGACAAGATCATCCGCGACTACACGAGCGTGACGCTGGCACCGAAGTACGTCATTCCGATGGAGCAGGTGCAGGCGCAACGCCAGCAGCGCGCCGAGGCCGCCCAGCAGCAGGCCCAGGCCGAGCAGATCCAGAAGGTCGGCTCTGGCGTCGGAGCGGCGGCGCCGATGGCCAAGCTGCTCAGTGACGCCGGCGACAGCGGAAGCGGCGCACCCCTGGCCAGCATGATGAGCGACATGATCAACCAGACGCGCAAGGCCGCGTAAGCTGCCGCCGCCCGCCCACACGCACCGGGCGCCGAGGCCGATCCCGATCACGGCCGAGGAGCTGCGGTTCCTCGACATGCGCCGAGCACCGGCCCTGGAGGCCGAGCGACAGGCTGCCATCCAGCAGAACCGGCTGCTGGCTCAGGTCCGTGCAGGTCTTCGCGCACGCGCGCCTGCGAGCCAGCCACCACCACCCGTTCACCCGATGTCCGCAATGATGCGGGCATTACAGCCGAGGAGACGATGATGGCCAAGAAGGGCACCAAGAAGGGCGGCGGCAAGAAGGGTAAGCCGGGGATGCCCTGCTGATGGCCAAGGGCAAGCCGAAACCGAAGCCGAAGCCGAAGCCGAAGCCCGGCGGTTACTGACGTGGCGAAGCGTAAGACCAAGGCCGCGAAAAAGGTCCGTAAGGTCATGCGCGAGTTCAAGGCCGGCAAGCTGCATTCGGGCAGTAAGAAGGGACCAAAGGTGAAGTCGAGGAAACAGGCGATTGCGATCGCCCTGCACGCGGCCGGCAAGAGCAGGCGCAAGTGACCCTGGCGCTCGTTCTCAAGGCCTTGGGCGATGTCCGGTTCGGCGATCGGTACGACGAGCAGGACAAGGTCCAGGACTTCAAGGCCACGTTCCTGGCCAACGATCGCGGCATGCGGGCTCTGTCGCTGCTGACCGACATGGGCGGCTGGCTGGAGGCCCTGGCGCCGATCGACATGCAGGGCAAGGAGACGCCGATGATGATGGCCTTCAGGGAAGGCCGACGATCCGTGATCACCGACATCATGCACCTCCTGGCGAACGATGACCCATCGCTCCCGGAGGTCATCACCGGGGAGGAGTAGATGAGCGATACGTTGGAGAAGCCACCGGAGGCTGTCAGTCCACCACCGCCACCACCGCCGCCAGCGAGCCCACCGCCGTCGCCACCACCACCGGCCGAGGAGGCCAAGGCGCCGGCGTGGAGCGATCTGGTGAAGGCGATCCCCGACAAGGACATCAGGGGCTTCGCCGAGCGGTTCACCAGCCTCGACGAGCTCGCCAAGGGCGGTCTCGATCTGCGCCGTGCGGCCAGCAATCGCGATGGGGTGATCAAGGTCCCCGGCGAGAAGGCGACGGTCGAGGAGATTGCGCAATTCCGCAAGTCGCTGGGCGTGCCCGAGACGCCGGCCGCCTACGCGATCGAGATCCCCAAGGGTGCGCTCGAGCGCGAGACCGACAAGCAGTGGTTCGGCAGCTTGATGGAGATTGCCCACAAGCGGCATGTTTCCCGCGAAGCACTGGACGAAATGACCAAGAGCTTCTTCGAGTATGGCGCCAACACGGTGCGCCAGATGGAAGAGGCCATGAAGGTCACCAAGGAGGCCGAGACCGTCAAGCTGCGATCGCAGTGGGGTGCCGATTTCGAGCGCAATGCCGGGCTCGCCGAACGCGCGCACGAGCACTACAGCTCGCCGGCCTGGGACGAGTACGCCAAGGCATTGGGGCTCACCAACGATCCGAACTACATGCGCTTAATGGCCAGGATCGGCGCCGAGGTAGCGCCGCATAATCCGATCATCGCCACCAGCCCCACCGAAGCCGCCGACAACATGACGGCGTTGAAGGAGGAGCATGCGCGGCGGTCCAAGGAAGGCACGCTGAACGACGACGACTTCCAGCGGCGCTGGCGCGAGGGCTGGGCCCGGCAGACGAGGCAGTGAGTCAGGTGCCCCGAGGCGGTAGGGTAACGACCTCGGGGCACCGTCACTCCCGCCCAAGGGAGGAGTGCGGTCATCCTATCGCCTTGACGCGGGATTGAAAGAGGCGGCATAGCCAGTCTCGTTGCCGCCTTGGCACGCCCAGGACGCGAATAGGACCGCCCCGGCTAGACCGGCCCACCGGCTCCGAAAGCAGCTCCTGCTCACCGGCAAGGACGGTGCATTCCGTGCACCCGAGCCTACGGTGAGGAGAGAATGTCCCTTAGTATCGATCAGGCATTCGTCGCTCAGTTCGAGTACGAAGTCAAAGATGCTTATCAAAGGATGGCTTCTAAACTACGCGGAACCATCCGCACTGTCAATGGCGTCAAGGGCAGTACGGCCCGGTTCCAGAAGGTAGGTGTCGGCGTCGCCGCCCCGAAGTCCAGGCACGGTCTCGTGCCGGTGATGAACCTCGGGCACAGCTTCGTCGATGCGACCCTGCAGGACCGGTACGCCGGCGAGTGGGTCGACAAGCTGGACGAGCTCAAAATCAACCATGACGAAAGGGGCGCGATCACCAGGGCCGAAGCCGGCGCCATGGGTCGAGCCACCGATCAGGACATCGTTGACCAGCTCGACACGGCGACGACCTACACGACCACCATTGCCACGACCACGCAGGCGGCCATCCGCAACGCCACGCTCAAGGCCACGCAGGCCATGAACGAGCGCGACGTGCCGGACGACAACGCCCGGTTCGCCGTGATCTCGCCCAGCATGTGGGCGGCGTTCATGACCATCGATCAGTTCAGCAACTCGCAATACGTCGGGCCCGACCTGCCGTACATGAATGCCAGCACGAGCATGAAAACGTGGCTCGGCTTCCACTGGCAGCAGCACACCGGCCTGACCAAGACAGGCAACAACCGGGCCGGGTACTTCTATCACTCGACAGCCTTGGGCCATGCGATCGGTGCCGACGTCGCCACCGACATCACATGGCACGGCGATCGGGCGGCGCACTTCATCGCCTGCAGCATGTCGATGGGTGCGATCCTGATCGACACCATCGGCGTGCAGCAGCTGATCATCGAC